GTCCAAAGATTGTTATTGATACGCCAGACAACAGAAAGGAATTAGAAAACTATGTAACCTTTATGAAAAGTAGAGGACATATAAAAGAAGTAGAACCTAATAGCTCAGGTAATTTAGCAACTATGAGTACAGGTTCTTCTGAAGATACTTTTTAATGTATTTAGAAGTTGCAATAGAAAGCCCTCGTAAAAGAGGGCTTCTTGTTGCATTAGACAGTCTTCCACATATCCTAGTAACAGAGGGTAAGAAAAAGGCAGTATATCGTAGTACTTATTTATATTACGATGATGCCATTGATTACCAAAAGGCAAATGGAACTTTACGTGATTTTCAGGGAATGCGTGGGCTTGATCAGATTATCATAGATATAGACAAGAAAGATAATTCTGATAAGTACACTCAGGAAAAGGCACAAAGTATCATTTTTGACCTTTATGAACTAGGTGTGACGGATGGTAATATCCAACCCTACTTTAGCGGGACAGGTTATCATATTGCTATTTCCAATAACCTATTTAATATAGAGCCTTCTAAGAATACTCCTTATATTTTAAGGGAGACAATGAGGAAGATATTTGATGATATTGACATTTCTATTTATAATAGGACTGGAATATATCGAATGGAACATACCTTAAATTCAAAACGAGGTTATTATAAGATACCATTAAGTATAAGAGAATTATTAAATCTTAGTCCAGAACAAATAAAAAACTTAGCAGAAAGACAAAGATTTGAGTTCAATTATAAAGATATTTCCGATGTTGATGATAAGGAAAAACTCAAAGGTTATGTAGTAAGAAATGTTCCTCAAGTTAGGGAACTTCAAACAACCTTTGAACCAAAGAATGTGGTTACTTGTTTACAAGCAATATATAGAGAAGGACCACAAGAGGGAAATAGAAATCACGCAATATTAAGATTTGCTTCCCATTATCTTCGACACGGTATTCCATCTGAGGCTGCGAAAGCAGCTATATTGAATTGGAATAATGATAGTCTTGACGAACAAGGAGTCCTTCAAAAGATAGAAGACACTTATAACCGTGGTTATCGTTATGGTTGTAATGACTTTTTATTAAAGGAATATTGTAGTCCAAGATGCGTATATTATAAGAATAAAGATTACCTCGTTGAAATAAAGAATAGTGATGATATGCAAAAAGCATTGGAAGAACGAGTAAGTGCAAACTTTGATGGAAGAGTAATCTGCTTAGACGAATTATTTGGTCTTCAAGGCAAAGATATAACAATATATCCTGGTGAACTTGTGACAATATTTGGGCCGACAGGTACTAATAAAACTACATTGGCACAAAATATAGCACTAGGATACGATGCCTATAATGACCTAATTAGAAGTGAATTACAAATTCCTACACTCTATTTATCATTAGAACTTACAGATTGGTATAGTCATAAAAGACATCTTCAAATAGTTAGTGGTATGAGTAAAAAGGAAATTGAGGAAAATCTAAAGGAAATGTATCAATTCCATAGAGAGAATATTTCTCATATTGCCATTAATACTGTAAGTCCAACGATAAAGAAGATTCGGGAAATGGTACAAAATGTACAACCCAGATGTGTAATTGTCGACTATATAGACCTTGTAGAGCCTCCTGGACACATACGAGGAGAATATGAGTCTATAAGATATATAAGTCATGCACTTTCAAATCTTGCAATTAATATGGATATTATTATTATCCAATTGTCTCAAACTAGTAGAGAATATTCAAGGAAGGAAGTACTTGATCTTTATGCTGGAAAGGGATCAGGGGCTATTGAAAATGCCTCAAGAAAGGTAATTGGTATCAGTGGAAATGCTCAAAGAAAAGATCGTAAGGTAGAAATGTTTAAGAATACTGATGGCGAACTCTTTGAAGTAGATTTAACATGGACACCAAGTTTTAGATTAATACGTCAAGATCGTGTTAATTTAGGAGAATCAATTACTACAAATAGAACAATACTTACATTGGAGCAGAAAGATGACAATAAGACAACAAACGTCGTATAATAAAATGACATCTAGTGAGCTTATTGGCGAGCATATTGACCTAATAAATGAAAAGATGATGCTAGAAAATGAGTTACTGCACAGAGATCAATTAAGTTCATCAGGTTTAGAAGAGACTGAATCTGAATATAAACATGTTGTTAATGAACTTACTATCTTACAGCAGACATTGAAAAAGAAAATGGATAATATTGATAAGTTTATGGTCAATCTAAATAAAAGGAAACATCTCATAGTTGGCGAAATAGAGGCACAGACTTTTGAGATGACACGCCTAAAGAAACGTAAGAATGCCATAAGTAGTACTCTTCAATATTTTAATGAACATCTTCTACCATCTATTATACATGAGATAGGTGATAAGAATGGAGTATTTGAAACCAATACCGCTAGATATAAACTGTACAACTCGTATGGACCAGTAAAGATAGATGAACAGTCACTTGGGGATGATTATAAACAAGTAAAGATGGTAGATTCTATCAACAAAACAAAGGCTAGAAAAGACGCCATTTACGCCCACAAAGCTGGTACACAATTTCCAGATGGGATATCTATATATCAAGTTGAAAAAGTTAGAAGATCATAATATGTTTAAAATATATATTTGGTCTGGTGGCTTTCAAATGTTTTTATTAAGATATTTTCATTTGGCAATGTTGTTTGATGTGGATGAACGTGGAGAATATTTCCAGGTAACATTAGGTATCTGGAAACCAACAATAACAATACAAATAGGAACAATTAACTATGACAAAAAAAACTCAAGGAGAACGAATCTTAAAAATACTTGAAAATGGTGACACATTAACTCCTATGTCAGCATCTACACAAGGTTTGGGGATAAGATTGGCTGCTCGCATATTTGATTTACGTCAAAAGGGTCATTCAATTGAGACACTTAGAGACAATACTTTAGGTGTAGCAAGATATAGGATGGTAAGATGAAATACATGAACCCATTCTATAGAAGTAATCGTAAGTTTTCACGAATATGGAGAACACTTAAACAGCTCCGTCATAGAATACAATTACTCGAAGAGGAGTTTTCTACATTACGTTCAAGAACTCCTAAGAAGTAATATAACTAAGAAACAGATAAAAAATCCAGTGGCGAGGGAAGGGAATTCTCAAAAAAGTATATGTGACCATGATCGCGAAAATCTTCGCCCGAAAGGCACAATACTTTAGAGACTAAGAGCTAGATAGTAACAATACTTGATGGTTATACGATAGCATGTAATTCCAGTTTTCGATACTCAGTTGTCCAAAGGGGTGGCTGACTAAAGTTAAGGGAAGTAGTTTAAGTACCTAAACTTATCCATGCTGGTTATGTTGGGTTATCTAATCATCAGACATTTTCCCTCTAGTAAGATCGCCTCTGTTTCTTATATAAATGAATAAAATCCTAAAAAAGGTATCAGGCATACATAGACGTGGATTCTTATATGAAGAAAAGGAGAAGGAAATGGAAAAATGTACGAATATGTTAGACATAACCCCAGATGATGTCGATGTAACTCCTCATAAATATAAATATGCTGGATCGTATGATATTAATATTGATGGGATAGGTGGTGACTATTGGGAATGTTCTGAATGTGGAAATATAGAGTTTGATGAACCAGATAATATATAAAAAGGTACTTTATCCAATACATAAGCAATTTTGGAAAAGAGCTAAGAAGAAACTTTCTCGTAAAATAACAGCACTGTACTCTAATCTTAAAAAAAGAAGTATGGCAATGGATATTAAATTTGATATAACAAGAAAAGAACTAGAGAAAATGTTTCTTGACAACTATGGGAAACAATGTGTATATTGCAGTAATATATTATCAATAAAGACAATTGCTTGCGATCACATCATTCCCATGGTAAAGGGTGGAGAAAGCACGGCAACCAACCTTAGGCTTGTATGTAAAACTTGCAATACACGAAAAGGCCCACTGGATGAAGAGGACTTCAAAAAAATTATAAAATGGATAAGTAGACAATCAGAAGAGGTAGAGGCATATCTCTTACGTAAACTAGCAAAAGGAGGAAAGTACTAATATGAAATTCTATAAAAAAGGATCTTCAGACAATAATTGGCTGGAAAGTAAATACGCAAGAAAGAGCCAAGCAGAACGAGATACTATAGTTTGGTACTTTACTAATCATCCCATATTCGGCAGCACTGAGTGGTTTGATAGTGACAAGGTATTGCATACACGAAATAGGGTAAATGGGAATAGACTATATAGCAACCCTACGAAAGCAATAGGTCGAAATGTAGAAAGAGTAGGAAGAGGCAGAAAGAATCGTAACAGTGTTCCATTTAGATGCAGCGATTGCAAAAAAGCTTGGCAAAAAGTGGATGAAACTTATAACAAGGGTATTAGTTACTTAGCAAAAAGTATATGGAAAAATATACCATTAGACGATAGGAGGTGTCCAAATTGTGAATAGAGTACCGAAGAGTAAGGGTTCAATAACCATACAATTAAGTATTGATGAGATAAAGAATATAATATTTAGCTTACAAAGCATAGCTACTCACAATATTGAAAGTAAGGAAATCTACAATGATAAATATGCTAGCTTAGTAAATGACCTATCAATTGGCTTGGCAGATTATTATAAAAGAGAAAAGGCTATCCATGAATGGGATAATGAACTTAAGTCAGAAGGATAATTTCGTGAGACTATGCGACGCCTGTGATCGACCAGCAGAATACGAATATACTGACTGGGATGAAGAAGAACAAAGGACAATTACGATTGGATTTTGTTGCGAAACAAATCACGAAATATTCGATGAATTACGTCACCGGATTGAAACGGAAATACGAGACTTAGTAGATACGTTTGAAGGTAGGAAATCATACCCACAAAAACTACCTATTGACGAAGAGTCTCAGCATGGAATACCGGAAGACGACCAAATAGTAAAAGCTCACAAGTTTATCAAAAAGATAGGGCTAGATGACTATCCTTATGATGAAGAGTTCTAAGAGGTTAAAACTAAAGTGCCTAAAACAATAAACGCTCAGGTTAAGGTAAGAAGTAGTTGGCTGGTGGGTACTACCGAGTTTTAACCTAAATTTAGGAGAAAATAATGATAAGCTTTGAAGGAAAAACTGCGCAAAAATATTGCTCAAATTATCGTCGTGGTATATGTGAAGGTGTACACATAGAGGCCCAAGCCATTAAGGGTTTCACCACTCCTGTCCTCCTATACATCGACGATAAGAAAGCTGGGAAGAAATGTACAACCATTGTAGAAAAATGTGGTTTTTACAAAAGTGTTGTTCTTCCCGGAGTGCCATAGATCCTCCATCTATACGGCAAGTAGGGCTCCCATGAAAATGGGAGTTCTACTATTTTTTTTCACTCTCTACAAAATATCTGCGATTATTCGACCTATTTACTATTAACAGAATGACTGTCAATAGCCCTAAAACGCCGTTTACGGGACTTTCTTGGTCAACTCTGTACATATACTAGTATAAATCATTTTAAAGCGAATTTTGGAAAATTTACCCCAAAATTGAAACTGGTTTTTAAGAAACTTTTCGGGAGCCCCAGTGGCTCGAAAACAGACTTTAATTGAGTTTTCATTCTTCCCTATACGGCTTTGTAGTCCTTGTCTTGCTTTTTCGCAAGCTAGAAGACCAATCCTTATTTTTTATCCTATCAATTTTTATTTGATCAATTCTGGGGTCTTTCGATCCCATCTTTAAATTATGTTCATAGGTACCCATTGAAATTCGTTCTCTCGCCATTTTTTTTAATGTCGATCTAGAAAATTTAGATTCTGCCGTAGCTTTACGTATTGCACTAGCCATATCCTTCGAATATTTCGGGCTCCTTACCATCTTGAGATATCTCCAAGCAACCTTCGCAGATTTTTTTAAAAAAATATTAGCAACCATCATTTCTCCTTTAGAGTCTTACACGACCTCTCGTCGTAAGTGCAGTAATTATCTTTAACAATGCCTTAGGTACCCCCTTCTTTTTTATCGCTCCTTGCATTAACCTTGTTTCGTTATAAGGTCTTATGGAGGCCGGAACATTCTTTCTTGTTTTATTATATCCGCCACGCTTAGCTTTAGCTTTAACTCCCCCACCTGGTTTATTGTGGGAATATGTAAAAGTAGTAACCACAGGCGTATGAATTCCAGTTCTTTGTCCAAGCCTCCCTGCCAATGCTATTCTTGCCTTACCCATTATATTTTTAGACTGCTCGCCAGCACTTGTATAAGTTGTTATGTCAAATCCTTTTGTCCTTAATTTCCCCCAACCTTTTCCAGTTTTTGTTCTCCCTTTCTTAAATTCTGTTATTTGAGTATGCCCACCTATTCTATATTCTTTCCAAGCCTCTGTTCCACCACCTCTCGAATAATAGCTAGGAACACGCTTGACCATTAAATTACCATTAGTATTTTTATACAAAGACATCCCCTTTTGTGACTCTATATAAGTTCTTGCCTCTTTTACTTTATTCGCTTTTAAAAGATTTGTTATCTTTCTCATTCTAGGGTCGCCTGAATGAGCACCACTCCTCGCACTTTTAATGAAATCTTTTGAGCCAGATAAATTATATTCAGGCAAAGGCTTGGATACATCTAACCCCTTATTTATTAGAGCTTTCTTAACATACCTATCTCTTTGAGGAAACCCTCCCTCAATAAATCTGCCACTATGTGGATGAGATATAGGTTGATTCAAACTTCTCTGAAGAATAGCAGCCGCATCCTGTCTTTTGGGAATCATATCTATTGTATTTAAATATTTTAGCCTTAATTTTTTAGGGACTCTCCCCCCCGAGCTTTTTATAATGGACATTTCTCTTTCCATCTCCAAAACAGACTGCTTAATAGCAGCTAATTCAACAGGTTCACCTGAACTAGGTAGAGTTTTTATCACCTGGAGAATCATTTTTCTTTTTTTCCCTTTAGCTCCCTGTAATAAATTATCGAGATACTGCATAGTTTTTGGGTCTTGTTTATATGTAGTAGGTACATTGCCGAATCCAAAAGTATCTATACCCCTGGCGACAGCCCTTTTTCCATATTTCCCTGCGCCATAAAGTCCAGAAGCTCCCGCAATACCCAATAAACCACGCTCTACATCTCTATCCATTATAGAATTCCCCTAGGATAACGCTGTTTCTTTTCCTTCTCTTTCTTGGACTGCCTAGCAAACTGTACATAAGGAAGACCACTAATTTTTTCCA